CAGCCGCATCCGTGATGCCATATCCGGCCAGGGTGGTTGGATTTGTGCCAGCCGTCACATGGCCTTGGGCGTTGACTGTGACACTCCGGTAGGTTCCTGCCGTTACCCCGCTGCTGGGATGCGTATAACTTGCGCTCGGCGGAGCTGCCCAAACCCCATCCCCGCGCAGGAACTGTTCCTGTTTTCCCGCAGCCGGTGCCGGGACCAGGCCGTGTACACCAGCTGCGGAGGCCGTTGCCCCTTTCATGTCACTGTAGATCGTGTTATTGTCCGCTCCCCAGGCCGCAGTCCCATCAGCACTCCATCTTAGTATCTGCCCACTAGTACCGCCGGACGGGATATGCTTATTTCCTGACGTGGTGGGATGCACATACTTATTTGCTCCCTCCGCAATCCCTGCCAGCTTATCCAGCATAGTCTGAGTAATCTTATCCAGCACCGTCTTATTTGCATGAGTGTGGTTCTGGCTGGTATCCACATCAGCCTCCGTCAGATATCCAGAGTCATTAGTAAACTGGGATAACTTTGTGGGCATGTCCGTTATTTGGCTTTTGGTATGGGTGTGAGTACTGGGTGCAAATGTTGAAGGTTTTCCTGTCACGTTTGCCCACGTTGGCTTATTTTCTTCACTAAAATACTGTACCCATCCACTCCAAGTACTACTATTAAATGTACGCAACCATCTTCTGTTATTAAAAGAAATTTCTTGGGTGATATATCCATCCGCCGCTCTATAAACTTGTAAGCCAAAATGTTGGACACCTGTTGGTTTACCTGTTACAGTATTACCTCCTGCTCCAAAATACTGTCCATATGCTTTCACATCGTTTAAGGAACCACTTTTGAGTTCAGTAATAAGAGGATTAGCAGGTATTGTAATATTCTGTGACCCATCAAAAGCAACACCATTAATTTGACGGGCAGTTTTAAGTTTATCTGCTGTGCTGGCATTTCCACCATTAGCCGGCATGGAGGCTGGCTTATTTTTAATGAATGCATCTGAGCCTGTATCTGTCACGCTCCAGTCTGACTGTACGTTAACCTCGGCCCCAGAAGCAATACCAGATAGCTTATCCAACATCGCCTGGGTTACCTTATCAATTACTGTCTTATTACTATGGGAATGTTTCTTGCTATTGGAATCATTCCAGTTAGTCCGTTCCGCTGCCGTGATGTGCAGGACCACATCTGCCTTGTGTGTGATAAAATCCTCGATTGCCTTCGCAATTTTCCCCAACATAACAGTCAGCTTTTCTCCGCTGGTAAGATTGTCAAGAGTGGTTGCCTGCGTAAAGGTCGGTACCTGGTCATTGGTTGCCACGTTGGGTACGCTTCCCAGTCCCACCTGGGACTTTGTCACCCCATGGGGATTACTTTTATTACTGATGTGCGTATACGCCGCGTTCCAGTTATCCAGCAGGGTCTGTGTAATCTTATCTAGGACGGTCTTATTTCTGTGCTCATGCCGCTTATTATAAGCATCCGTCCAGTTGGACAGAAGAGTCTCTGTCAGCTTGTCCAGGGTTGATTTATTGGTATGTGTATGACGCTTATTATAGGCATCATCATAATGTGTCTTATCCTCCTTGCTCAGAAGACCATCCACACTCTGGGTTGCCTTTGGGATTGCATTGGCGGATATAGCTATCCAGGCAGTGCCACTCCAGCGGTACGTATAATTCGTATCCTTGACATTGACAGTCCAGCCGTCATCAGGATGGGGGTAAGTTGTCGCAAGGTCAGCATAGGTGCTGACAGCCTCCTTCCAATCAACGGCGGTCTCCAGGGCAGAAAGCTTATTGTCAACCTCATTCCTGGTATACTTATCATCCCAGTTAGGCTTATTGATACCGATAGTGTTCTGTATAGCCTCCTCCGCAGCCGTAGCCCTGGATTTTTCCGTATTAACGGCGTCACCAATTGACTTCTCGGCAGCCTTCGCCCTCGTAATCTCACTGTCCAGGTTATTCGTAAGGGTCTTTTCCGCTGCCTTGGCCCTGGTCGATTCTGTGGCCAGGTTATCCGCATTGGTCTTTTCGGCAGCCTTCGCCCGCGTCACCTCAGCTGTCAGGTCATTCCTTAAAGTCAGTTCTGCATCCTCTGCCCGTTTGACCTCTGTATCAATCCGCCCATTCAGTTCCATCTCAGCAGACAAGGCACGCGCTCCTTCCGTATTCAGCGCCTTCTGTGTTTCCACAACAGCTGCCTGGACTCGATTGATATCGTCTCCCTCAACAGTGTCCCCATCCGTCTCATAACTGATGTAGGCCACCGGTACGTCTGCATACACCCGGACAATCCGTTTCCATGGCGCCAGGCTGGGTGTAGACAGGGTATATGTTTCCAAGCGGGTTCCTGTAAGCTTCGGGCCGGTGAATACCGCAAACGTAGCCTCGTTAATATTATCATGCTGCAGCTCCGCCTCATACACTCCATTGGTAAAGTGGATTTCCTCCTCCACGACATAAATGTTCCCATCAACCTTGTTCAGCTTCTCGTAGAACGTACTCACCTGCATCACATCACCTCCAATGTAACCGTTCCAGTCACTGCAATCTCTTCTTCCGTCAGGGCCATGTTGCCGGATACGCCGTTAAGCAACAGATTTGAGTAATCCTCCACGCCCTCAGTCCCCAGCAGCAGGTTCCCGACCCTTGCCAGGCTCACATAGGACAGGTCCAGGGCCTCCTTGTGAAGGTAGTCTGTCAGTGCAGCCTGGAATGCATTCTGGACGACACCCAGGTTCATGCCTGCCTGTAGCTTGATTCCAGCTGATACATTGACCGCCTTTTCCACGACAGATGCCACGGTCACATCCGCGCCGATGGGGCGCAGCTCCTCGATATGCTCCCGTACCATCTTCAGTATGCCGGTACCTGCAGCCGACATGTTGGCATCCGCTATGATGACCTTGACTGTCCCCGGTCCGTTGGCCAGTGGAAAGACTTTGGCCGCGCCTACGCCCTCACACTCCATGGCCCAGTTATAATAATCATACCGGTTGCCACTGGTAGACGGTTTCTGTATCACATTCAACAGGCGCGCCTTCAAAGCGTTGTCGCTCTCTTCTTCGCTACCTGCTATAAGAATTGAAGTGAGCATTGCGGAGGTCAACCCTTGAACATGGTCAATTGGGAGCAGCTGTCCAGTATATCCATTCCCTATCTCTCCCTGCTTTTCACACTCCATGTCATACGTGTGTGAGCCATCCAGGACTCCTATATATCCAACTGCCCGATATATGATGTGTTCTTCCTGAATTGCAGATACCCTGAACCCAATTGGGACCTGGACATTGAAAACACCCTGCTTATGTGCATAGGTAGCGGGTTTTCGTGCAATTCCATATGCTTCAGCAATCCGGTCAAGGCTTTCTCCACCCGCTGTTCCTGCATAGACATTGTACTGTAACCGCTGCATGTCCATATATACCCCTTCAAGATACCAGCTTACCGGTCCAAGGGCTGTCTGGATAATAGAGCCTTCCCTCTTGTCCAAATCATCAGGCACCCTGGACAGCTGGTCTGATAATATATTTGCATACGTTTTTCCACTAAAATCTATCATACCGTTACCTCTGCCTGTACCGGGCCAAAAATTGTACTTACATCAAATACGCATTTTAGGACACCCTGTCCCTGGTCTGTAAAAACGAAATTCCCTACGGACAGCACTCTGCTGTCTGTAGAAAATGCGTCCTCCACCCGCCTCGCAATCTCACTGGTTACATAATCATATTCTTCGCCAATCAGTTCCTCTAACTCAACCCCAAAATTAGGGCTGTATATCTGCCACCGGAACCGCTCCGTATTCAGGATGATGTCCACCGCCTGCCGCATGGCAGCAAGCCCGGAACCCATCCCACTAATCTGTCTGGATGACCAGTCAATCATGAATGTATTTGTAGGTCTGTCTACATACGTCAATGAAGTGTCCAGCCCTACCCCCTCCGGCAATGTTGCCATATCATGCCTCCTTATACCCTCGATAGAATGATGTATCTGCTCCCGTGTGAAACCCTAAGCATGACCACCTTATCGCCTACGGCCAGTCCCTCATTAATCACAACAGTACCACCGCCTCCCCCCTGTACCTTGGCTGACCTGGATTTTACGTTTTCCGTCAGGACCAGTGCCACATCCGGAACCGGAAGCATTGTGTCATCCAGCTTGACGGTTAGTGGGGCAATGGATGAGACCGTACCATACACTATGTCGGTTTGCTTATTTGCCTTAGTATTATCCTGTACAATCATATTCAACACGTCAATCAATTCAGACAATATTTATCCCTCCCAACTGTTGGAAATCCTTAAACTCGATACTCATGACATGGTCATCTGCCTCAAAGCTGTGTACAACCTTTTCGGTCAGCACCAGCCTGGACATGGATAAATCTTGAATCCTACTTATCCGGACAGGCACTATGGTCCCCGCCCTGATTCCCGGGACCCCAATAACATTATCCATGGTCAATGTCTGCACTACCCGGTTATAATACTGGAGATACTGTTTGCACATCTGGTCAATCTGTGCCTCGTTCAGGTTTTCATCCACCTCATCGTAATACTGGAGTAGTCCCCATTTGGATATGGTTTCCGTATCCTCGTAGATGTAGGTATCCGCCTTCCCAGTCTCACTATTGGGCCGTACCAGCTTCACTCGGTTATATGTGTCGGAATCAATATCCCGGCTGTAAGTATATTCCGTTGCCAGGCTCCTGTCCCCTACTACAGTTGTGACGAACATGTCCTTCGCTTCAACCAAGGTCAATGCTCCGGCATTATCATAAAAATTATATATCTTTCCTGTTTGGATGATTGTCTCAGACAATGCACCAAAAATGATATCCAGACAGGATTCATTTTCCTTGATAAGACATGGAAAAACATATCCTGTATCTTCCATTTTCCCAACTGTCAATCCGAAATCAGCCGCAATCTGTTGGATAATCTGCGCCAAGGTCATATTAATGAAAGTATAACTTGCATTCGCTTTCAGATATCGCAGCTGGTCATATGCGGTGTACTCTGATTCCCCCAATTGATTCTCTGTAATTGTAAATACATATCCCTTGAACATCCTTATCCCATCTACCGTAAGTTCCACCGAACTTCCTTCCGAAATCAAAGGAGCATCAACACACGAAAACACCAGCTTGGCAGGAGAATCAAAACGGTTTGTAGTAAGTTCGGCTGATTCAATGATGTTTGCATATTCAGTAATTGTGGTCTGTGTGGCCCCACCAGGGGCAGGACCAACGGTCTGGACCCGCAAAGAAAAACTATCCATCGTATCACCCCGTTATCTGCAGCTGGTCTGCGGACAGCCAGCCATATGAGCCAATATGTACTGGATAGGGATTCCCTTCTACTATCCGGGTCACGGTTGTACTTAAGTTATTTGCCGTGCCATAAGGCTTTGCCCCATAACTGTCACTCCAATACTTTCCATTGGCAATACAGGGGGCACCTACCCGCAACACTGGTGTTTCCACCTCCCGCGCTACCTCAGTAGTGGCTTCCGGGGCATCAGCAAGTGGCGTGGCAGACGTGGTGATGATTGACACCACCTCCGGCTCATAGTTCTTATATTCGGTCAATTCCACCTCATAATAGATGTCATTCGGTTCACCGCCCTTATCCTTTGTCTTAAAATCGCTGATGATGCATCGGATATTGGTGTTATAGAGCCCTGAACGGGATATGATTAGACGGCATTTCTGATTCTTGTTTAATGCTTTCTCAAAATATTCGACATAGTCTTCTGGGGCCTTTGCATTGCCATTGACATAAGGGTCATCCGCAGATGAAGGAAAAAAGCTTTCCCAGGAAACCACCTTTAATGATGGTTTCCTGGGAACCACTATCTCACCAATACCGATTACAGAATATGTCTTGTGGTCAGTTGGGTACTTGATTTCTATCTCTTCTGGATTTACAGGCAGTTTTACCTTCCTGCTTCCAAATTTTATATATATGGAGCAGCCATTTTTGATTTTTGCCATGGTACGTATACTCCTATCTATCCATGTGATACCGATGTGTGCGCTGCGGCCTGCTGGATGAGCAATACCTTAAGCTTATCCGCGATATCCTTTGAGGTCAGGTTTTTCGCAGCGGATTCCGGAATGGATACCGAAATCTGCGGAGCCAGTGTCTGAAGCTCCACGTTGTTCATATATCTCCGTTCAGCCAGGTCACGATATAGCTTTATATCCTCATCCGACAGGTTGACATCCCCATCTATTTTTTTTACCCGGTCTACATCCCCCACATCCAAGTCACCGGCCGCTGGGATGGAAGATGCATCAAACCCTCCGAACGTATCCTTCAGGGAATCAAGACTGATATCCATATTATCCAGCTTAGAGCCTAAATCAGCGCCGTATTTGCCCCATTCAGCTGCAGTTGCACCTACATCCAAGTTTGCCATACGCTTAATTTGGATGGCATTTTCCCCGAATGTATTATCCACCCAGCTACTAAGGTTATCCCGGAATCCCGAAACAGCTCCCTGCAGGTTACTTCCAGTAAGTGCATCAATGGCACCTGCAACAGTTTCCACCATGCTTAGAATGGCATCCAAGGCATCTGCAAACAGATGCGCAATTGCAGCTACTGGGTCATTAAATACATTGGCAAAAAACTCCGCAAAGGATGCAATGACATTCCAAAGTGTAGCAAATATATTGTATCCAACCGCGTAAATCATGCCGAATACCTGCCCTACCCATCCGCCTACTTCCTGCATTCCAAAACCAAACTGTTGGGCTGCTATAAGAGCCCCGGCCAGTACCGCAATCAGCAATAGAATCGGCCAGTTAGCAACTGCCCAGGCTGCAGCTGTCGCAAGCGCCCCTCCTATGTTGGCTGCCGCCGTTGCAATGGCCTGTGCCTGTAGTATCACGAAGGCAATCCCAATGGCTGCCAGAACTGGAATAATAAAATCCAGGTTGTTCGATACCCAAAGTGCACCTTTCCCAATAATGCTTAAGGCTCCAACACCAACTTTAGCTGCCAGAGAAAAGAGATTAATTAACCTTGTCATTGCCTGCTGTGCCTCATCTGTCTGAAGATACTTGTTCCACCCCTCAAAGCTATCCTGTAGGCTCTTCTGGATTTCATTCTTTCCCATCGTAAAAGCCTGGCTTAATGTCATGGGCATATCCCTGAAATTTTTTTCAATATCATCGGTAGCCTTAAGCATTGCATTTTTTACAATCTCAGCAGTGATGGCCCCATCTGAAGCCAACCCCCTTATCTCTCCCACGCTTACCCCCAGATAGTCAGCAATCGTGCGGATTATATTGGGGGCTGACTCAAATACTGCATTCAGTTCTTCTCCCCTGAGGACCCCGGACCCTAATGCCTGTGTGAGCTGTAGGGAGGCGGAAGCAATTTCCTGCTGGCTCGCCCCTGCAATGATGAACTGTTTATTCAGGTTTTCGGCAAACTGAATCAGTTCCGCATTGCTGGAAAATGCACCCTTGGCATTCTGACCTATTTTTGTAATAACATTTGCGGTATCCAGATAGGAGGTCCGTGTTCTCTGAGCTGATGCGAAAATCATGTCCTGGAGTGTTTCCGTGGATTGGAGTCCATCGTTTATCAGGTTCAGCTTCGCGTTTACCTGGGACAGTGAATCAGCTGTTCCCAAAAACATTTCGGTAAGTTTGACTGCACCGGTGACCGCTAATATTCGTCTGAATGTGGACAGTAGTTTCCCTGCCTCGTTGTTGGTTTCCTTGACACTCTGGGTGTGTGCCTGCTGATTGGAGACGACCTGCTGCTGGTTGGAAGTAATCTGCAGCAACGTCTGGTTCGTCTGCTGCATCTGGCTGCCCAGCTGACGGATTGCCCCTATGATGGCCCCTGCAGATTGCCCCATGGCATGTGTAAGGTTCTGCCCTAACATGAATGATGCGTTATTCGCCTGTTGGAGGAGCTGGTTAGTTGTGGAAAGAGATGTATTTATATCTTGTATTGCCGTAACGGTTTCCCCAGAATTTTTATTGAATAAATCCGACACGCTCTTGTCCAACGTGACAATCTGGTTCAGGGTGCGGTTCCCGGCTGCCTCAAATGTTTTAAAAGTAGAGGAAAAATTATCCGTCAGGACAAAAGTCTCATTTATTACACCCATTATTTATGCTTCACCTCCTTCGCCTCCTTCTTAATAAGCTCCCACATCAGAAGTTTTTCTTTAAGGCCCCTGTAAACAACATCCGTGGGGAACACACCATGTTGGCAAAGCATATACTGACACAGCCTTGAATCCAGTGTGTCCCCAGCAATTAGTTTTTTGCTTCTTCCTCTACTTCATTAAGTTCATTATCCGTTGATATGAAACCATTGAAGTTATTAATTTCCCTGACGAGTTTTCCATATTCCCCCGAAGATAACATCCTACCCGGCACATCCAGTGGGTCAGCTGTCTTGTAATAATCACACAGTTCCGAATCCTTAAAATTAGGGGATACGACACAGGCGTCCACCAGAAGCTTCCCGTATTTCACGTTATCCAATTCCCGGACAATCTGTCCGTTAATTTTCTCCCTCTTGGTTGCTTTTGTGGTCAGCTTATTATTGGTTTCCTGATCAATAATCCTGATTACAAAAGGTACAACGTTCCCTTCCTCATCCTTAAACCGTTCGGAAATAATCACCTCTTTAGTCTCATTCATGATTGGTGGCTGTAAAAAAGCCTTAATATTTGACATGCTATCATCCTCCTAATTGTGTTGGGTCATTAAACCAGTTCAGGACCTCAATTCCAGTATATGAAAATCCCACTTCCATCTCCAGGAAATCCGAATCTACATCCAACATGGCCACAGGAAGCTTCTGAAGCTTCACATTGTAGAATACTACGGTCTGGGTCCCAACACTGGTTGTTGGGTCGTCATTGGTTATCTGGATAGTAAAATATGGCAACTTCCCGGTCCTTAAGTACTCCTGCAGGAGCCTTAAAAAATACGGGCTCCCATAATAAATCGTCATGGACCCACTTAGGGAAACCCCGGTTGTTTTCTTCTGTACCAGAGTCGTCCCCACTACCTTAAAATCGCTCTCTTGGAATTCTGCATTGGACTGGAATTTCTTCAGCCCAAACATTTCATGGTTTTCCCCATCGATGGTCATGAATCCACTCCCGGATTTACCATTAAGGGCATCACGTTCTAACAGAAACATTTTCTACCTCCTTATTGCGCGGCAGTGTTTACGGATACCGTCACTGTCATGTAAATCTTCTCTATGCTGTCCACCGGCTGGATGGCAACATCAATCAGCACGGAATCAACACTGCTTCCTTCCCTCACCTGTACATCATCTGCGACAAAGTTCTGGATACCGTTGCCGGCCTGTATCTCGTTCAGATAGCCTACAATCCATCCCTTCATAAGATTGCGCCCGGTTTCAGTATTATCAGTCTTTCCGATGTAGTATAGGCTGAACTGTTTATATACATCGTTGCAGAACTGGTTAAGCACCCGCATTACCCGGTTCTTGGAAAATTCCTGGCCTTTGTCCACACTGTAAGATGTCAGCGTGTTGATATCTGTACATACCTTGACGGAACCAAATGTGTCAATGAACACAATCTGGCCAGATTGTATGGCTGCTGTTATCTGCCCATCAGTCAGTTTCGGGTTAGCCTCAATTGCATCCGGATATTGTGCATACGTCAACGACTGGTTATATCTTGCACCTGCCTCCGCACCCCCCAGCCACCATGTGACCTGCTGTGCAGTCAACGCCGTACCATCTGACAGCTTGACCCCATTTTTTGCGGATATCACCCACTCGCTGTTTACCGTATGTGCATTGGCCATTACAGCCTGGCATTTCTGACCAATGCTGTTTGATACACGTCTCACAAATGCTGCAATCGCCTGTATAGTCGTATTATCAGTGCCATCATAGACCAATGTATCAAATTGGTAAGGTTCAATGGCTGTCAGGAATGCTGCATAATCAGACGCTGATATAGTTGGGTCGGTTCCCCCTGCCAATGTGACCCCAGCTGTTTCAGTTATATCAGTTCCTGTTCCATCAAACGTTACCCACGTATTTGCTTTCAGGTCATCCAGCTTTTTAATAGCCTGTTCATCAACTATGGTCCCATCGATTACAGTACTGACATCAAATGCCCCAGCTTGGTCGGCCTGTTCCTGCACGATAACAGAGATGTCATTTCCCCTGATACCTTCATACAGCGCCGTGATGGTCAGGGCTCCCGATGTAACCGTTGCCTTCTTTCCGCCACTTCCCTTAGGCCTGTACAACAGGATTTTACTAGGCCCTGCACTGACATCGCTTCCTTTCATCATTTCTCGCAAAAATAAGGCCTTGGGACTCGTGATATCATAACCGATATATGGTCTTAAATCTTCACCAGGCAATATTTCCTTAATGGTTTCCACAGGTCCCCAGGAAAGGGGTTCTGCGATTGCCACAATGCCTTTATTCCCAACATTGGTATTGATGTTGCCTTTGGATTTGACATTGATATACACACCGGGCTGCACTTTGTTCTGATTTGTCCATGTACCTCCTGCCATGTCTACTTACCTCCTTTCAAAACTTTGTCGAGGGCCGCCTTCGCGTCCTCTATGGTGTATTCCGGCTCCTGCAGGATTACCCTGGCAAAATCCGGCTGATATCCTGACAGGACCTTACTATGCAGTAATTTGTCGGTCGGATATTTCTTCAGCTTCTTCTGTTGCGATATCGCAATAGAGCCTTTAATTTTATTTGATGCTGGCATTGTTTTCCTCCATTATCTGCATCAGTTCATTGTTTCTTGGGGCGCTTACCCGTTGCCGGATATGGAATTGATAGTGCATTTCATCATCCTCTGTCTGCCATTGCCGCTCAAAGGTACGTATCTTGGCTGTCCCTCCACTACTGTCTGCATAATCAAACAGCTCCAACATCCCATCCAGGTACTCTGCTATAGCCTGTATTTCCGCATTTCCATTAACTATATTACGCTGTTGCACAAACACGATATCGACACCCAGGTCACGCAGGAACCTATCATTCATATGCTTTTCAATTTTGGAAGGCATGAAAAAAATAAAAAAGCAAGGGTAGTCTGTCCCCTGCTGGTTTGGGCTGGCATATACCGGATAATCCGGATACTGTGCTGTAAGTACTCCGGCCAGGCTATTTATAATGTTCTCTAATGTGAATATCATCTGAACGCCTCCCTCACACGTTTTCCCAGTTCCATACGGACCACATCGCGGTACTTTCCAATGGCCGCCTCTTTCATGTATTTTCCCTCCACATACTTTGTCCTGGTTCCAACGGTAATCCCACCCATGGTTGGATTTACCTTTTCCAGCATATTCCCGTTGATTATCAATCCCGGTACAAAATGCTGGTCCATCCGATGCCCATCATTGACATAGGATGCATATAGTATGTTATTAGCCAGTGTTGTCCTCACACTGGCACCCGAGATGACTGGTTTCGTCACACTGTCTGTTGACCAATGCTGCGCCAATTCACCAGACCGGGTCCCGGTACCAGAAATAGGGGCGCCTCCGTTTGGAGGGGTCCTTTCCGTAGCCTTTTCCACTGCTGCGATCATAGCGCCTTCGGCCACATCGGCCATAATCCTCGGCACATCCTGCCCTGCCTTATGAAGTTCTTCCAGTCGCTTGCGCATCTGGCTTCCAAAACTTGACATGCATTCACCTCACAATCTCATCTTTCAGCAGGCCTACCTTCTGATGCTCCAGACCAGTAAGAGCACCGCCCACCGGGTCATAGTATCTTTGCGGCTCACCAGCGAAATACCGCTCTGCCTGGTTTGCGTGCCCCAGGTTCCCGCCACGGACAATCCTTAACTCATCACCAGCCATGATATCCACTGACAGGTCACACGCCATCTTTTCCATGGACCGTTCCTTTGCGGCTGTCACTCCCATAATAGGACCGTCTCGCTTAGAACTGTATACCCTGCACGGGATGGGGGCCGTGTTCTGCTTCTGTCGCTTCTGTTTCGTCAGGTTTCCTTCTTTGTCTGGGACTACGCGGTATATGTCAACCGTATCCGTATACCATCCTTTAAAGATTGGATTATCAAATAACATACATTCCTCCCATCCCGATCATGCGGGCCATAGTGGCCAGCTGCTGCCCGTACTGCGTGGAGTTCCAGGCTCCCCATTTTGCCATTGC